AAGATGAAATCAACAAAGGTATTATCCCAGCTCCTGGAAGTGTAGATCCAATCACGGGAGAACCTTTACCTGGTGGTGAAGACCCAATGGCAATGGGTGCTGATGGAATGGGAATGGGTGAAGTTCCTATGGAACCAGATATGGGACAAGATGCAGCAGTTGCTGATGCACAGATGCAAAAGGACACCAAAAAGGCAGAAATATAAATATAGAATATATACACTATAAATTTCATGGATAACATTATCGATTTGATTGCGACTGACGCAAAGCCATCTGAAGTATCTGACGCCATCAAAGCATCTCTATTTGCGAAAGCTGCGGAAAGAGTTGATGCTGCTAGACCACTTGTAGCAGCAGGAATGTTTGATGCTCTAGAAACTGAAGGTGAATCTGAAAATGAAGTTGACCAAGAACCACAAGAGGATCAAGAATAATGGCAAGAACTTTACTTTTGGCAGATGAAATTACAGTCCCAGGATCTACTGGAACTGCAACAAGTTTTACAAGTGCCACTGTTGTTCGCCTTGTAAATAACAATACTTCTGCTGCTGTAGTAACGGTTGTCGAAACTCAGAGTGGTACTGGTATTGGGTCATTTACAATGCCAGGCAATACAGTTGAGTATTTGGAAAAACAAGCATCATATTGCGTTTTTGCTACAGGCGGAAGCGTTTTAGGTGCAAAAGTAGGATTTACTGGATAAACAAATGAAACTTATCACAGAAGAAATTAACAAGGTAGAATTTATTACCGAAGGAAAAGGTGCTAATAAAAAGTGCTACATCCAAGGTATTTTCTTGCAAGCAGAGCAAGTCAACCGTAACGGTAGAATGTATCCCATGTCAATCATGGAGAAAGAAGTCAACCGTTACAATGAGAGTTTTGTGCAAAAAGGACGTGCTCTTGGAGAACTCGGTCACCCCGATGGTCCTACTGTAAATCTTGACAGAGTTTCCCACAAGATTTGTGACCTACATAGAGAAGGAAACAACTTTGTAGGTAAGGCACAGTTGCTTTCTACCCCCATGGGCAAAATTGCTTCTTCCTTGATTAGTGAAGGAGTTACCCTTGGTGTTTCTTCTCGTGGTGTTGGTTCACTTAAGATGACCAACGAAGGTCATAAAATTGTTGGTGAAGATTTCATGTTAGCAACTGCTGCTGATATCGTTGCCGACCCTTCTGCACCTGATGCATTTGTATCTGGAATCATGGAAGGAAAAGAGTGGGTTTGGGAAGGAGGAATCCTTCGTGAGCAACTCGCAGAAACAACGAAGAGACGTATTAACACTCTCGTTGACCAAAGAAGACTTGAAGAGCATAAGTTGAATCTTTTCAACGATTTCCTCTCAAATCTTTAATTTATAAATAAATATAGATTATAACAAGTAATCAGAAAAACAAATGTCCGTTGGTAGCAATTTACAAGAAATGGAAAACGTAGTAACCAAAGGGGCTGCTCCTGCTGAGCCAATGCCTTCAGCTGGCATTCCAGTTGAAGATCTCGGCGGACCTACTCCCGAAAATTATCGTCCCGATGACGATTCAGCAAAACTCAAGGATCCTGCTGCAACTCTGAAGCAGGTCAAAGATGTCGTCAATGCTAAGGCAGCACCTGCCGAAGCAGTATCTGACGAAATCGAAGACGGTCAAGAGATTGTCAACGAAGAAGAAGTTACTGAAGAAGAAGCAACCGAAATCGTTGCTGAAGAAGAAGTAACCGAAGAAGAAGTTGTTGCTGAAGAAGAAGCACCTGCAGTTGAGTATAGCATCGAAGAAGATGTTGAAGCTCTCCTCGCTGGTGAAGAGCTTTCTGAGGAATTCCAAGAGAAAGCACGCACCATTTTTGAAACTGCTATCAACACAAAAGTCGGTGAAATCACCGAGCAACTCAAGGCTACCTATGAGGAAGCACTTGTAGAAGAAATCGTTAACATTAAAGAAGGTCTTGAGACCAGACTCGACGCATACCTTGAGTATGTTGCTGACGAGTGGCTCCAGGAGAACGCTCTCCAAGTTGAGCACGGTCTTAAGACTGAAATGACCGAATCATTCCTTGCTGGAATGAAGGGTCTTTTTGAAGAGCATTATGTAACCATCCCTGAAGATAGATATGATGTAATCGAGAGCATGGTAGATAAACTTGATGAAATGGAAGGTAAACTCAACGAGCAAATCGAAAGAAATGTTGCTCTTAATAAGAGATTAGCTGAGTCAGTATCGGATGTAATCTTTGCTGAAGTTGCTGAAGGACTTGCCCTTTCCCAGAAAGACAAGCTCGCTACTCTTGCCGAAAATGTTGAGTTTGACAGTGAGTCAGACTATCGTGAGAAGCTGGTAACTCTGAGGAAGTCTTACTTCCCTGAGCACAGCACTCAAAAGGAACACTCAGAGACCATCTCTGAAGGTACTGAGAATGTTGCTCCTACTGAAGCAACACCAATCATGGAATCCTACATTGATACTCTGAGAAGAGTTTCTAAAAAGTGATTTCTATATCATAACAGTTCAAACTAACTTTTTTAAAGAGGTAAAATTCAAATGCAAATGCCTAATTTAGAGCATCTGCAGGAGAAGTGGGCACCCCTTCTGGACTACGAAGGAATGGATCCTATCAAGGATTCCCACCGTAGAGCCGTTACTGCTCAACTCCTGGAGAACCAAGAAGTCATGCTCCGTGAAGAGCGTGAATTCCTTAACGAAGCACCAACCAACTCAACTGGTGCTGGAATTGCTAACTTCGACCCCGTTCTGATTTCACTCATCAGACGCGCAATGCCTAACCTGGTCGCATATGACCTGGCTGGCGTTCAACCAATGAATGGTCCTACTGGACTCATCTTCGCAATGCGCTCCCGTTACGACAATCAGAGCGGCACTGAAGCTCTGTTTGGCGAAGCAGATACTGCACACTCCGGTATCGGCACCGACGGCAACTTCAGCACCACTCCTTATACTTCTGGTTCTGACGGCGCATCTGCTGGTTTCGGCACCGATGTCCAGCGTGGTGACAATCCTGGCGTCCTCGACCTCAACGGCGCACCTAACACCTACAGCGTAGGTCAGGGTATGGACACCTCGACCGCTGAAGGTCTGGGTGAAGCTGGAAATGCTTTCCAGGAAATGGCATTCTCGATCGAGAAGGTCACCGTTACTGCAAAGTCACGCGCACTGAAGGCTGAGTACTCACTCGAGCTCGCTCAAGACCTGAAGGCAATCCACGGTCTCAACGCTGAGGCAGAGTTGGCAAACATTCTGTCAACTGAAATCCTCGCTGAAATCAACCGTGAAGTCATCAGAACCATCTATAAGGTTGCTGAGCAAGGCGCACAAACCAACACCGCTACCCCTGGCGTATTCGACCTCGATGTCGATTCCAACGGTCGCTGGTCTGTTGAGAAGTTCAAAGGTCTGATTTTCCAAATCGAGCGTGATGCCAACCGCATCGCACAAAGAACTCGTAGAGGAAAGGGCAACATGATTCTCTGCTCTGCAGATGTTGCTTCCGCTCTGACCATGGCAGGCGTCCTCGACTACACCCCTGCACTCAACGCTAACCTTAACGTTGATGACACTGGTAACACCTTCGCAGGTGTCCTCGCAGGTAAGTATCGCGTCTACATCGACCCATATTCTGCAAACAGCGCTGCTGGTCAGTACTATGTTGTCGGTTATAAGGGTTCTTCACCTTATGACGCTGGTCTCTTCTACTGCCCATATGTCCCCCTCCAGATGGTTCGTGCCGTCGGTCAGGACACCTTCCAGCCCAAGATTGGATTCAAGACTCGTTACGGTATTGTTTCCAACCCATTCGCATCCGCTGCAGGCGGCGCAGACTCAGGCAAACTCCTGGGTGGCGACAACCGCTACTATCAGCGTGCTCGCGTCCTCAACCTCATGTGATTCTCGATTCACATATCTATCAGGGGGGTCTTCGGACCCCCTTTTTTTATCTAAATACAAATAAAACTGATAATGACAGTTTCACCATTTAGAAATCAGGTATCAAATAGAAACTTTCTTTCGCCCACTGGTTTTCAGTTTACACTGACCAAGGAGCCAAAGGTTAGTTTCTTTTGCACTAGTGCCAGAATACCTGAGTTATCATTACAAACTACTGTCCAATCAACATATCTTAAGGATATTGATGTCCCTGGAGAAAAGTTGACTTATGGGGATTTGAATCTCAGATTCCTGGTTGATGAGAATATGGAAAACTATATGGCAATCCATAACTGGTTGACTGGACTTGGTTTTTCTGAGACCACTGGTGACTTCAAGAATCTAACAACTGATGAGCAAGGTCTTCCTAATCAACTGACTGAGCAATTCAGTGATGGTGCTTTGAGCATACTGAATAGTAACTATCGCGTCAACAGCGTGGTCAAATTCAAGGACATGTTTCCTGTGTCTCTGTCCTCACTGGAGTTTGACACTTCAGCAACTGACATACAATACTTTACAGCGGACGCCACT